GTATCAGTTGGAAACTGCTGAAAGTGAAGAGCCTTCGGATACTGATTATTCAATCATGAGTACGATAGGTACTCAAGCACAACAATTCTTGCAAAGTAAATTATGTGTAAGTGAGCCTGTCGTTACAATATCCCCCACTACACGGGACCACGCTGATAAGATGTCCGCAGAAGCTATACGCTCATATATCAAGTATATAAAACATCACACAGACATGCAGGAACGGTTAGAAGGAGGGGTGTATCACCATGTGGCTACGATAGGATTAGGGATATTTTATGTGGGATGGGACCAAAATTTAGGAGAGCCAAACGTTCCCGAAGGTTTCAACCCTATGGAAAATCCTGAATTTGAAATGACGGGAGGTTTGTGCTTTAAAGCTATAGCCCCACATGATTTTTGGATTGACCCCAACGTGGATGCGTTCTATGATGCACGTTGCTGTGTGCATCGTGACATGGTCACTATGGAAGTAGCCATTGCCCGATTCCCTGAAAAATTAGACCTACTCAAGAAGTACGCAAAGTACAGTAGAAGAGAGCATCTCTCTTCTTTTAAGAATGCAGGGCACGATGGAGAATACACAGATGGAAACGCTACCAATGAAGAAGGCGACATTGACTATTCTAAAATAGTTCCCGTTTACTACTATTGGGAGAAGGCGACGCCGGAAAATGGAATGTTGGGTAGGTTAATTCCTTTCCTAGACTTTGACGACCCTAAGCCACTACTCGAGGATGTGGAATCCTCGTATCTACCGTATGATGACGGGAAGCTACCATTTGAGGTGCTAACAGACTTAGACGTGAGCGGAACGCCATACGGGCTCTCAAGGACTGTGCTTGTATACCCTATCATCCAAGCATTATCCCAATTCTACACAATCATCTTGGCTAATATTGATCTTCACGGGTCATTGCACTTGTTACTGCCAGAAGGTAGTGCGACCATCCCGTCTAATTCACCCGTCAAACCATATTACTTTAACCCGCACCACGGTGCAAGTAAGCCAACCTACATCTCTCCCGCCAGCGTGACTGGAGATATTTGGCGTATGAGCGAAATATTCATGACAGAAATCCAAAACGTTTTTGGTATGAATGAAATGAGTCAAGGGCAGATAAACAGGGAGCTTGCATCATATGCGGTACAACTCTCTATTGAAACAGATGATAAGTATCGGGTTAGATTATTCAATAAGAAAAAGAAAGTAATTGTCGGTATCTACAACAAGGCGGTATCACGAGCCCGTCAATTCATGAATGACAATCACAATGTGAGTATATTGGGATTAGAAAAATACAGCTCTTTAAGTTATTTTAAAGCAAGCGATATCTCCATGAATTACAGGGTTGATGTGGACTATGGTAATTATTTACCGCCAGACCCTACCGCCAAGAAAAATCAGTTGATGGAACTGTTAAAAACAGGCATCATAGAAAAAGCGGGTATGGACCCGAAGAAGTTCATCTCCGTTCTTGTTGATGGCGATATGCTGGATGTCAAAGATTTGGCGGAAGGAGCCAGACTTGTTCAAGAAGAAGAAATTACTAGGATGATGAGAGGGGAAGCGGTAGAAGTTACGAACTATCACATCCATGAAGATCATTTAGCATCTTTGGCTGAATATATGAACTCCATTGAGTTTGAAGTTCTTCCCATCGAATTAAAACAAGCAGTGTTAGAACATAAGCAGGCACATGTCAAGAAGCTTGCAGAATTACAGGCGAAAGCCCAACCTCCCCCGGCAGGAGGAGGAGCACCCGCAGGAGGTCCCCCCGCAGGAGGTCCACCATCAGGCGGGATGCCTCTCCCTCCAATGTAATCTGCACTGCAATATCCACGATAACTGGTTGACCACAAGCCATAAATTGTGGTACACATATTATATGGTTCAACATAAAGGAGAAACCGATGGCTTTAGATACTAATTTGTACGATGCAGAATACACCCCGGAACAAGTGGGAAGTGGTGAGAGTTATGGCGGGGATTTTGACGAGTACGCCGATGATAACGCCCTTAATGGACAAGAAACAGACTTTGGAGATATTTCCATTGACGGTAAAACGGCTAAGGACGTAGAAGGTGAAGAGAAGCCACCTGCAACATCTACCGGCACCATCAAAGCAAAATGGGGGGACCAAGAAGTAGAAGTTGATTTATCTGACAAGGAGATGTTGGAAACAGCATTAACTCAAGCGCTCGTAGGGCAACAACTTGCTCAAGAAAAAGAACAGTGGGAAGCAAAGTACGCTGAACTTGAAAGAGGTTATGCGGAGGCAGAAGAGACGGTAAACAACATCATCCAAGGGTTTGAAGAAACACCTTTGGATATAATGAACGAAGCCATCAACGAAGGGAGACTTCTTGAAGACCCCAAGCGATTTAATGAATACAAAAAATGGCTAACAGAGCAAGTAACTTTTGTCAATAAAAGTGATGCAGAAAGAAAACAATTCCTTCAACAAAAAGAATATGAGCGTCTTATGGACGAGCGAAAAGCCTCTGAACAAGCTGCTGTTGAAGCCAAGCAAGCACAGCTTGACGCTCAACGCCAAGAGATTCACTCGAAAGTTCAATCATGGACCAACGCACAGTGGGAAGGAATCAAAGCAAAAGTTGATACAGCCAACTTACCCGCTGTTCAACGGCTCATGAGAATGCTTCTTAGTGAAGCGAGTACAAGAAGCAATGTAGACACTGATGCACTTACAAAAGAATTGAATGAGCTTGTAAAACCTTATTTTAAAGGGGATACAACGAACCGCTCAAACCAAGGAACAAAAAATCTTCAATCTTCGGTGAGTGGAGCGAGCAACAAAGTGGGTGGAAACTCTACCAACGAATTGAGTAAGAAGATTGCTCAAGCAAGAGCTAATGGAGATATTAAAGGTCTTATGACTTTATTGAGTAAGAGCGGACTTCAAGTTTAAGTTAGAGGAGCCAACAAATATATTTGTTTAGTGTAGCCTAATTTTTTGTCGAAAGCGTAGTGAATAGGTTCGGAAGGAATTTTAGCACCCACTTCATGGCATTTACCCACAGCACTTAAATAGTTTGTGGATGCGAGAAACAATATGGTAAGTGCTGCGTCTTTCTCATCACGATTCTCTGGCTTCTCCGCTCCATAAATCCAAATGGTTTCTGTTTCTTCCTCTTCGGGGGAGCCCACAGATACTTCGATTTGTTTTAAGGTTGGTTGCATAGTTTTTTGTCTCCTTTTTTCTGCTCGTTCTTCGTTTTCTTGCTTGAGTTCTTGCTTAATCTCTTTCTTAAGAAGAGCTTTAGCTTCTTCTTTATTTTCTTCAATAAGTTGAGGAAGTGATGGTTTTTCTTTAGGCTCTAAGAAAGCTCTTGCAAGTTGTAATCTAACCTTTTTGGAGTACCTTGAGGATAATGTAAGTGCTCCAACTTTACTCAAAAGAATTTCTTGGATCTTTGGAGTTTTGTACAGTTGGTCATAAATTGGAATTATATCCTGTTGTAGGTCTGCACTTATGGGCAAATCCATATTTTGGATTTGCTCTTGGGAGTACTCTATTTCAAACTCCTCGTAAATATCTCGTAGAATGTGAAAGTGCTCCTTCCCCGTAAGTTCTACAAAATGTTTAGATGACATCCACTCTTGACCATCTACAAGAATGAGGTGTTGGGAGGTGGAAACCGCTAATACTTGGGATTCTTGAAATAAACTCATAAAAAATCTTTCTCCAGACCTTCTTTTCCTATTGACATGCACACCTAAGATCTGTTAAGTTAAGGGTGTGCATATTCTATTTTAAGCCGGCAGGGAACGCAACATCCTTGTCGGCATTTCTTTTATACTCTACAAAGATTTGACTGTCAACGATTTACTTTACAGTTGTAGGCATAATTGCCAGCTGCAAACCTTCTCTAACAATCCTTAAAGTCCTTTCTCCTCCTCCATTAAAACTTAAAGATAAGCGAACAGTACCTATCTGCTGAACCGCATAGCCATCAATATACAGAAAATCCCCCACTTTTGCGTTGAAAATATATAAATTTCCATCCTTGTGTTCCATCGAAACTTCCTTCTTAGAATTTTTCTCGAGAAAAGCAAAGAAAGGGATTCCTTTCCCAATAACAAACTTGCCCTCTCCCCATACCGGTTCAGGAATTGGTTCAGGAATTGGTTCAGGAATTGGTTCAGGTTTTGGTTCAGGTTTTTGCGGTTCAGGAATTGGTTCAGGAATTGGTTCAGGAATTGGTTCAGGAACAGGTTCTTCACCTCCCACTTTCTTCTTAAACCAGCCTGAAATTAGCGATATGAGTGCAGAAATTATCATAGGTAACGCCTTGATAATTAAATCTAACAAAAATTTTGGCATAAAGCCCTCCTTTTTTAACCCCACATTTTAAGTATATCAAACTTTACATTTCAAAAAGTAACCACTTGCAAGCAACCTCCTAACCGTGTTACGCTAAATATAGTGCAGACAACTTATGGTAAGTTGGAACCTCACGATAAGGACTATCCCAGTATTCGCCTTCTACACCAAGAAGCTACAAGATACTGCTTGTCGGGGAGAAAGCACTGAACATCCATGTCTCGAATGAAGACGAAGGAGATATAAAAATGGCAGATGGAACAAGAATTGATGGGAATTATGCTCACAGCGAGATTCTAAAAACCATCCAAGCGACAATGAACAACGTTCTTTGGACGCAAGCACCGGGTACTTTTCGTAGTATGATTAAACACGTTGCCTTCAATTGGGGCGGACCTATTGAAGATTTCTACTCTGTTGATCCGGGTGGTTTGGCAATGGGCGGTATATCCCAAACGAGCGGTAAGTTCGTCCGAGGAGACAAAACATCTCACGCAAAAGGCGAGATTATACCATCCGTTCAAACAGCAACAATTGAATATGAACGCCAATTGAACCTACTTTCCGCAGGGGACAAAAAATCGTACATCAACAACAAGTCGGAAGAGTATGAGTCTAAGGCGATGCTGATGAAGTCGTACTTGTATCAACAAACGCTAGGTGACGGTACTGGCAGATGGTGCGAACCAGTCGGGATTGGTCCTGACAATATTTCTTCGGGTGCAACAGCAACTTTGACTCGTGACACGTTTTACACACCAGTTATTGACCCGCTTAAAATGAAGATTTCTGATCTTTCTATAAGTGTTGGCTCTATTGCTCATCTCGTAGAGGGTTTCGCATTCTCGTTATGGTATGCTGACTACGATGCAGACAATAACGGCGTTTACGAAGGCACAACAGAAACTTGTGTTCCTCGTGTTTTAGCACTTGGTTTCAAAGGTTCTGCAACTGGCACAGAAGTAGTCTATGATGCTTTCCGTATCGTAGACGTTGACGTTGAATCAGGATACATCTATGTTCTACCCGGCAGAAGGGCTACAAAAGGTACAACCGCAATAGAGCATACACAACAAACTTTCGTTACAAACGATGGCTCTGGTGCAAATGATGTACGTTGGTGTCCGGGTGCGCTAACGGAAAACGTTATCATCACTCCTTACCAAGGCATTAGTTGCGGAAGTGCTACATCAATGCTTCCCACAGCAGCAGCAACAATAGTTAACGGATTTGACGCAGTGTTTAACCCAACGGGTAAGACTGCTGCAACCTTTGTTATGCATCCTTATTACATGCCTGACCAATTTGACCAAGCACGGTTATGCTTAGGTTTGAACTGGACTTCGGCTACTGATATTGGTCGCCTTAATCCTTTTATTCCTTGCGGTATCGAAGGTTTATTGATGAACACCACTAACACCATCCACGGTATTAGTCGTTCTCGCATCCGTCAAGCATTACCTACGATTATGAATGCTGAAGGTCAACCAATGAACTTTGAAATGTTCAGAAGAATAGTTACGAAACATGCTACACGCAATCCTCTTTACAAAGATAGTGAAGTGGGCAAAAAATCAGAAGGTGGAGATATTTCTAAGGTTGGCTCTCATTGGCAACACATTGCACTCAACCCCGTTGTGTACAACTCGCTTATATCTTCTGTAGAGTTTAATACACTCTTCACAGATGGCAAAGGTTCGTACGGGGAAGAAGGAGCTAAAACCTTTACCTACGGCGGAAAACGTTACCAAATTATACCTACGAATGAAATGGCTCTTCGCCGTCTTTGGATCATTCCTAAGGGTGCACTAGAGTACTTTGATGGTACAATCAAAGATGTATCGAACGATGGTGGCGTGAGCAAGTTTATGAAAATAGACCCCGCCGACGGACAACGGATGAACGTTGTCCAAGAGCACAAAATTATTCAATCGGCAATGAAGTTGAAGCAACCTCGCTCCTGTGGTGGTGCGTTTAATTTCAGTTACTAATAAACACAGCCCCGCATAATGGCGGGGTATGGAGGAGAAAAAAATGAGAATGATGTTTCACGTTAAAGAAGTGATTGCACATCACATAGCAAAAAAATTAAACAACGGGGCGGAAACTGCTCTCTATCGTGGAGATATTTTCTGCGGTATGACTGGCGGATTTGCCGTATCTGGCGATAACGGTAAGGTAGCGAAGACTGGAGACTTTCAAGACTTTAGTAATATTGTGGCTGATAACAATACCGCATATAATCTCGGACGCATTATTGGGTGCCATGGTATGGCGTATGCTCGTACCTCGGCTGTGAATACTGCCGTGGCTCCCCTTTATTCTGCACAAGTAAAATTTGAAGATGGGTTGGTTAAAATAGAGTGTGCGAATACCACGGGTATCGCTGTACAAGCTGGTATTTTCCAAGCTTCTGCGACCGCCAATGTTGCTTTACTACGTTCATTACAATCTCACAAAATTGTATTAGATATTGCAAGTATAAATATGAGCGTGGTAGATACTCAAGGTATTCTTCAAGTTGGTGCAGCCGATACAGCCATCAATGCTTCCCCCGTAACTGGTGTAACAACCAATATCGCTAACGGATATTATGTAGAGATACTTGCTCAAAACAGAGCAAGACTCATCGTGAGAAGCGGTGGAGCTAGCACTTACACCTCGCCGTTCTTCACCATTGACCAAGCTCAAGAAGGTGCGTTGGTTATTGAAGCTCGATACATTACAGGTACTGGGTATAGCCTATCCGTGCGTCAAAACAACACACCATTGGTAGCGAAGCAAATTTCGTTACCGGCTGTTGATTTGAACTTCTACGTTAGAGCGGGTCACAAGGCTGGTTACACAGCTCTTGGAACTCCTGTAAAAATGTATTTAAGGGGTATAGCGGTTAACTGCTATGACAACCCTTAAGGAGAAAAGGTATGGGGCTAGGACTTAAGGATATCCGCCCATCCTCCACGGATTGGATAGGCACTTTTAATAAAAATATGAGAATCCTAGACATCCTTGGAGATTTCATTTCCCCTCAAACTTCTTCTGGTGGTCCTTCTGCAATTCGCACAAGAACTTCTAACGGAAGTTTGGTTGATGCTATTCGCATCGTACCTCAAGCAGATCAAACGTTAAAAATTTACATTGGACGGGTGGGTGATTCTATCACTCTCCCTGCCTTTGATTTTGCTCTCCCCAACTACACGGCTATTCCTTTAGCCCAGCCATCTGTGACACGCTTAAAATCGGTTACAGAGGTTCTTGTTGGAGGAGTATATGTTGATAGTGCTTTGACTCTTAAAACAAGCACTGTAGCCAACGCAGAGCTTTTATATGAGGATACGATGGGAGTACCCGGGGGATTCGGGGATGGCAGTGCTTTTCAAATGGAATATTTTCCCGGAGGAAGTGTTTCAGGGTTTTTAAAATTTACATTAGACGGCAGGGAACTAAAGATTCCTTGCTTTTATTAAGGAGACGTTATGTTTGATGCAGGCAAGATTTCTCTTCCCGGCGATGAAGCCGAGGGAGCAAAAGGCGGGTTAGATATCATGAAAAAGCCTTTAGGAAAAAAACCACCCATGGGCGATATGGGCGGGATGGATGCTGGTGGCGGTATGGGGGGCGGATTGGAATCTGCTCTTAAAGGAGCCGGATTTCCTTCCGTAACTCCCGAACAGATTGACCAAATAAAAGCCATCTTGGGTGAACCGGGAGACGCTGGCATGAGTGACAAGGGTATGGATGATGTAATGGGCGGTGACAAAGGCGGGTTGGGCGGCTTGCCCATGTAGAAAAAGAGTGCATTTTGCAAGTGGTTGATAGTACAGTGTCAATAAAAAGTCCAATGATTTATTTATTATGTGCAGATATGTTGTAAACTTTTGAGTAATTGGATAAAAATTAATTGAAGAACACTTCGCGAATTTTTATCATAAAGTTAAAAACTAAAATTTTTTACCCAATTACTCAAATGAGTAAAATCTATTAAGCCTATCCCTGTGTTAGAAAAACATATGAATAAAAACAATAGGTAGCGGGGCTTACACCTACTTGAAAAAGTACATATTCTTCAATACCCATAACAACTATAAAATATGTGTGGAATGGCGTATCCGGGTAATAAAATCAAGGGGTTAGCGCTAACTCACTGGTTTACCCCCCTCTTGATATCACTACTTCTATTAATGTTTCAAAAAAAGTTTTTTACTATACATTGAAGAGAAATAATCCTATAAGGGTAGTGAGTGAATATCGGTTTTCTTAAGATTCCCACGGGGGCTTATCTGTATCCTACCGAATCCATTAAGTTATTTTATATGCTTTGGGTAAAATCTAGGCTCTTTTTTAAGCGTTTTAAGTGGCTTTATAACACTTATTATCTGATTTTTTCTGTAAGTTTTTGTTTTCACCCATATGTTTAATTTTTTAAAAAAAATATTGATAGGGTTTAACGGTCCTGCCACTCTACAATTTCTAATTGGGGAGAAACTTGAGTAAATGAGTAAAATCTTTTTTGGTAATACTTTGCGAATTTTTTAATAAAAAATTTGAAACGTTTATCTCGACCTCCTCTTATGTTATGCTCTAAGGAGAAGGAGGTCTTATGATCACTACAAAAGAAATTATCAGAAGAGTTCGAGACGACCTAATGGAATATGATACCAACGTACTTACGGATAGAACCATCTGTGATAGAGCACATGCGGGGTATATCGAAGTCTTAAAGACTTTAGACAAAAGTAATTCCACGTTTATCAAGGACTGGGCGGATGTGGAATACACCGAACCCATCTCCATTCACGAATTCATGGGGAGAAGGATAGAAGCAGTATATTACGGAAGAATATCCCTCAAGAGAATAGAGCCCTATGAGGCTAAGAAGATAGAAAACTTTGGCGGTAATCCGTTTGCATATACAGTTATGGCGGGTAAACTAAGTATATACCCCACTCCTAAGTCACCGATAGCTATAAGTATGCTTAGGGCTCCAAGAGTGTTACCCCTCGCTCCAACGTTGGGCAGGATATTGTTGTTAGATGGGCAATGGATTGAGTTAGACTCTACTTTATCTTCCGATGCTTTCGACTATTTTGAGCAAGAGACTATGCCCCTTATTACTATAACTGACTGGGAGTCGGGAGAACCGAAGAAGCTTTACAGGGTGGGGCAAGTGGAGAGTAACAGGCTAAAGTGTATTGAAGTTACAGATAGGACAGAATATCTAGGATTTCCTCTAACTTCTGTCACGCCTACTGAAAATCTTCCTTCTGCTGAAACCACCATCAAGTTAGACGATGTTGTGACCTACGGACTATCGACAGGAGTCCCACTGGTAGCTGACGACCTCTCACAATACATCATGACGTGGGCTACTCTACAATGCAGAGGGGCATTCAATGAAGTAGACGAAAACTTAAGAGAGATGATGGTACAGCTTGTCAAAGACCTCCATACCGAATGTGCTCGTCAACCTATTGGAAAGGTGAGGAGAGAGTTTAACAAGACAAATTCCTACATGCCTTGGAGGAGAACATGAGTATTCAGCCAAGGCACCAAGCAACTACCATTGACCTAACAAAAGGAATTGATGGTGATTCTAAAATAACAGCCATTAAAGAAGGATTTGCCATCGACCTTATCAATTGTAGATCCGATGGCGGTTTGTTAGAGAAGCGAACAGGTTACGAGAGCATTGGAAACTTTCCCATATCTTGTGACTGTAGTATAACAACACTCACTTTCAAAAGAGGTTATTACAAGACGTTGGGATGTGGCTCATACACCGCTACTGCCAGCAATGTTGCCACCTACTTGGGAATATCGGGTGTTTCTTACTCTGGGTGGTATATCCACAAATTCTTTGAAAACTTGCCTCCTAACGCCGTTTTAGTTATCCAAGGAGGAAATACACCCACACCTTATTTAAGAGTAACAGACAGGATTATTTTGACGAATATGTCATACTCTTCATGGGATGTTTTCACTGCTCCTTCGCTGCCATCTTGCAGAATGGCTCAAGGAGAATTTACGTTAGGTAATGAAGGAGGATTTTTAAGCATCACCGCTGAAAATCTTCCTCTGAATGCTTATGATTTGGTTTGCTTTATTATTCCCTATTTTGGAAATGGTTCGGTTCAAAGGGGAAAAGTGACCAGCGTCAATGGAGATACGGTTATTACCAACATAACTTATGTGGGCAACACAAACTTACCATATCTTGAGTTTAACTATCTCCCTGAAAAATGGATACACATCATGCCTTCCTCAAGGGCGTGGGTGTCCGCAGTTATCAGCACAACAGAGTTACAATTACTGTCTTCCGTGAATATTGCCGACACTTATGTGTTCGGCGTTATGAAAGATGCAACAGCTACTACGCATTTTATCAATGTGTGGGAAGGAGGAATTGTAGCCGGTCATGATAACCGACTGTACACCCTGTTACCTGACACTACAACAGAAGTTACACTCCCCGAAGTGAAGTCCACAAATGGGGTTACAGTTAGTTATACGGCTACAAACTCCCAGATAACGATACCCACTACGGTACTCCCCAATACTAATTTATTCACAGACTGCTCTTTGAAGGTTACATATTTGGATAGAACTTTTACGGGGAAAGTGCTATCTAAAACGTCAACAAACACTACACTAGATATCGACCAACCATACTGGGAGTTATATACAGGCACTGTGTTTTTAGTAACTTACAACACCAACCTACTTCCGGTGATAAATGGTATTGTTGATTTTGATGTGTTACTCATTAACGGAAAGTACCATACAGTAGTTAGTAACGTTCCCACTGTCACACTTGATTCATCGGTGGAGGTATCTAACAATCAAATAATTTATAAATTGCCTCGCCTTACACGCCATATTTACGGTTACCTCAACCCTCTTTGGATTTATGGAGAAGATTTAGCGTTACAATCTACCGCTTTTTCCGAAGGAGTTTACATTCAAGCCATTGAAGGCGGGGTATTAAGGTATAATGGAAAAGACGTTATCAACTTAACAAAGTTTACAGCACCCACTCTACCGCTTGTAAGAAGTGTGTTAGGCACGCACGGCTCGTTAGAAGTACAAGCAGAAGATACATTGAAAGATGGATATGCAGAAGAACAACAAATAATAGTTACTTATTACATCGAAGAGTGGAATGGAGGTTCTTTGGAATCCATGATCACACCAAACTATGACTGCATCACACGCCCTGCTCTAAATTCCGATGGCAGTCAATATGCTAGTTGGTTGGAGCTGGCTGTGCCGACACTCCCCGCAGATGTTGCGAGTATGATTGGCGGTAAAGTCAAAATAAGAGTATACCGTAGACCTGCTACTTCTAAGAGCACCACTATCTGCAAGTTAGAAACAGAAGTAGAAAATGATACCACCGTTCCGTACATCCGCATATTGATAGGAGATAAATTTAACTTCAATCAAGATGAGAAGAAGGAACTATATGCGGATGTGTTCAGATTTAGTAACATACCGGCACCAAGAGGAACTGTAGTTTCCACGTTTGGTAACAATCTGAACGTGGCGAACGTTGTTGAACCACCGCTCATTGAGATAGTTGGAGAAAAAGTATTTGACTTTGAACAGAAGGGTACAGCATCTTTTGTGGGCGACTTGCAGATTCAAACACCATCAGGGATTACATATAAGACTTACAAATTAGGAAAAGATACTGTTAGTGACGGTACGGCGTGGGTGAACACCATTTCCCCATATGGTGGAACAAGGCATGAAATACAAACTGCTTATGAAGCACCGTATAGTACGACACTTCGCATCGAATATCCGGGAGCTAGACCTTCTTCATTCAGTGCAGGGTCGGTAGGAATACTTAGATATATCGGCGAGCCACTCACCGGCTTAGAGTGGGTGGAAAAAGATGTTGTCCGCATTATATCTACAGCGTATAATGAGATGGGGCTTAGATCCACCGTGAGAAGGAACAGCCCTCTTCCTCCTCAAGTCGTGGCAGGCGGGCTTAGTGGCTTCTATTTCTTCAATAAAATATTGACAGTCACCTCTCAACAAGTGGGAGCCGTAAAAGATGGCGGTATGATATATATATCAAATGGCGTTATCTACTTTGCAACCGTGGTGGGAGGGTCGTTAGACCAGCACTTTCAAGACGGGTTGAGCTTCGGCATCTGCAGGATATTGAAGTTTGCAGAACCTTCAGAAGATACGTTGGGCAATATCAGGCAAACTGGAAGTACTAAAGTACTTTCATGGTCTAAAGACCTATTGGTGCAGGTTGAACATGGGATCATGTATGACAGAATGTATTTTGGAGGGTACGAGCTTAGTCTTCGTAAAATATTCTTATACGACAGAAGGAATATAAGAATCACAAATTTTTCTGCAATTGATGTGACGCACACAACTTCTGGTAACGGTCACGGGTCTCTTGACATTTTTGCAGGTATGGATGGAGATGTATACGGAACTTTATCGGGGGTAGATAATGGTAAGTATTTAACATACTTCGACCCTTTGAGTTTTAGAGACACGGTCACATTTACCTGTGCATCCTCTTCGGGAATAGTCGTAGGAGATAAGGTAGCTGTTTATTGGGAAGATGGAACGACAGCACAAACTGTTCCTCCCGAAGATGTAATACTGCCTAAAGGTCACGCTCAATGGGTGGGGTCTTTTGAAGTGACGGGAGTAGATTCAGGGTTCAATCAAATAACCGTAAAAGGATTACAAGTGCCAGACACCGTTCCGCTTGATTATGAAGAAGAAACGGTTATGCAATATCAAGGTAAAAGAGCGTTCCTCTATAAGCCGGCGAACATTGCAAGGAAGGTGAACGCTTCTACACTGCGAATGAGTGTGCTTGGTTCGGTTAATTCAGGATATGTGGGAAAAACTGCGTTTCTTTTAAATAGGGGTGCTGATTACAATTCAATAGATATGCAACTTACTGGGTATTACACAATTACAGGTCAAGGAGCAGGGTATGTGGATTTTGCGTACACCGAAGATATCGACCTCACAACTCTTCAAGGTTATCAATACGCTAGACTCGTAGTTCCAACATCTGCGAATACCCTACTTGTTCCGTGCCCAACAGGGCAAGACATCTCTGAACGTCTTACAGATTTAGCATACCCTCTATTCTCTCTACAATCGGATGAAGCATACACCTCTATAAGTATACTAAGAAGGTTTGCTTATGCTATCAATAGCATCGAACATACCAAGTATGTTGTATATTATGGTGGGGAAATGAGTGGCGGTATCTCACCATACCCCGCCGGAGGGATACAGATCCAATGGAGAGATTGGATAAAAAGAACAAAAGCAGAATATGACAACAATAGGTTTCCCGCATTCACCATATTGGGAGCTAACTATACGGTATATGGAAGTATTGCGGATAATGTAACTTCCCAAAAAGCCACATCATGGACTACTGTACGTCCTGCTGCTATATCCTACTCTTCAAGGGTACATTGGTCAGAAAAAGAGAGTCAATTAGACTTAGAAAAATCTATCCCTCAATTTACAAACAAAATGTACCAAGATGTGTACGGCAGTGAAGGGGACAGTATCGTTTCCCTTGTTCCTCTCAAAGAAGGTGGAATCATATTCAAGAATAATTCTATTTGGAATATGACACTACAGCCTGCACAAAATGGTGAAGACATACTTGTCATAAATCGAATAGAAGCACCTACCGGCTGTTCACAGCCTTTAAATTACGCTACAGCTAACGACACCATCTATTACATATCGGCAGGAAGCGGGGTGTACGTTTGTGACGGTGCTAAATCTATGCCTCTTCCCATCAACACATATCTTGACAGGCATGTGGGATTCGACCTACACACACAGTATGGGTTCTGCGACCCTTTTGAAGAAATGGTCTATTTGGGGTGGAATGACAGTGATGGCAATGTGAGAAGATTTGCATTGGGTTTCACAGCCGGGAACATCGTTACAGATACGCTCCCATTTATCCCTAGAGGATACAACAAGTTTGGAGAGTCACATATTCTTGCTACGAATACGGGAATACTCATGTCATCTCCCCATTATCGGGATGAAGGAGCCGTTATTAAAATGACGGTGGACACCCCTTACATCTCCTTAGACCCCACTAAGCACAAGTTCTTTAGAAGTGTTATCACCAACACATATAGCGATGTTAGTTACAACTACACTCAAGCCATCTATTACTCATATGGAACCTCATCAGAGAACCTCGTACAGCAAGATGTTATGGTGATGAGTGCGGGTAGACAGGAGTTTGGAGGGTCGCTGTACAAATACGAGAGACAAGGGAGTCTAATCCCTCGAAACTCTTCTATACGTTTGAAGTTAGAAGAGGAAAGCGGGAATGTGTTTCAAGTACAGGGCGTAAGCGTCTTATTCCAATTGGCAAATGAAACACGCATTCCACAACAAGGAGCAAGAAATGGCAAACGTTATTAATACCACTATCCCGCAAGAACTTATAAGTGTGATGCGACCAATGGGGTATGCAGAAGTGAAACTCTCTAAAAGAGCAGTGGGTGCAGTCTCCCTGCATCCGGCATATGACGCATATATCATAGACGGAACTAGGGTAGAGTTGTGGGTCAGAAAAGGGTATACTCAAATTAGTGATGATATTTCGGTAATCGTCTATTATGGAGGGAACAAACGTGGCTAATCCATTTACGGGTAACACCTCAACAACTATAAATACAGGGGAAAATCCCCATGTAAAGAAAATGGAGCAAGTTAGAAACCCCTATACAGGGTTTCAATCTAATAAAGAAATACAAGCCCAAAAAGAGACAAGTGCTCAACAACAAGCACCTAAACGTGTCGGGGATTCCATGGAATCCACCGCAACACAAAAAGCTACTTCTGATGAAGCGTTACAAAAACGCCAAGAGGTAGCACAACTTTCTAAGAAGATAGGCAACTTTGCTTATGAAGTAGAAGCAGAGGTAAACAAATTCCTCAATGAAGGAACCGCAAACATTGGAGCTACTGGCACTTCTGAACCAGTCTTTAAAGACGGGGTGTGGACCGCTGGCACTGCTATGGGTGCCGATTACAGTGACATGGCTAAACAGAAAGTGGCGGAACTTGAAGGCATCAAGAGAGTTGCTAAGACCTTTTATGAACAAACGGAGACCGGGGAGTGGATCCCTAAGCAGTTTGATAAAGTGGTTAGTGAGTATTACGACGGACTGGATGATGTGTCTCGCACTGCCGTAGATAAGAAAGCCAACAACCTAGTGAATCTCGCTAAGCAGATAAATGCGTTGGAGTCACAAGGCATGGGGAATGGGGCACAAGCTCAAGCCCTGCGTAAGCAACTCCAAGAACAAGATGAAGGCGGAATGGTTAGCGGACTATACACCGCTATGGAAAAATTCAAAAAATTCGTAGGAGGAGAGGCTGATGAAGATGACGGAGTTAAGTGGTATGGTGACGATGGCTCTACTGCATGGGATATTAACGATATTCTTACCCTCGATGAACAAAAAATCACAGAAGAACTCAAAAAAGCAGTAACCTCTTCTTCAGGACTGTTTGGGGGTGACTTTGCAAGCAACATCGCAAAGACCATGGATTACGAGAGTGAAGAATATGCCAAGGCTATGGAGGGTGACGTGGAGTATAAAAATCAACTCCTCCGAGCTTCTAAAGAGTACTTCGTAGACAAACAAATGAAGTTATTGGATGTGGCAGACGCACTCATGACCAGTTTTGACGAGATAGCCCCGGCTATTAAAAATGCGGTGGGTGACGATGTTGCCGAAGAATGGTTTGTGAAGCTCCAAAAAGGAGATCCAAAAGACTTCGCATTAGCAGTTGGAAACTTAATCTATGACAACACCAACGGGCTAGGAATCGAAACCCGCAAAGCTTTGGGATCGCTGGTAGGCGATGTCATGAAACGTAACGGCGTAGACTTGAATGTGGGGGAGGGAGACAAAATTTCTCAATACATCGACCAGATAGCCACACGAGGTTACGTGATCAACGATGCTGGTGAAAAGATTCAACCGTCCGCAATCCAAAAGCTTGAGATACTTCAAGCGTTTGATAGTGGAGATTATGACAAAGTAGAGACGGTGATGAATGAGCTCATTACTGGTGGAGGCATCGACCTCGTAAAACAGGTCGAGAAACTTACTAGTGCCACTACAACATCAGACATCGTGAGAGGGTTGAATGAGTTCAAGAACTCACTCACAACATCGCTTCAATCCTTCAAAGGTTCTGAAACCGAGAGAATGTTGGCGGAAGTTTTGACAGAGAAGATGGGAATTAGTGCAGAGGATTACAACGCCATGACTCCCGATGGCAAACAAGCCGTGCTCCTCAAGGCGTTTAGAGAGAATCCCGACCTCTCTTATGAAGGACTCAAGGCGGATATGGAACTGAAACGGGTGAAAGTAGAGAAGCAAGCAAAACAAATAGGAGCTTCCTTACAAGCCACACAAAAACAATACCAAGACCAGCTGAATGCGATCCCCGCATTACAGCAATCATTAGACAATGCGTTGACCAACGCAACTACCAAGGCAACGATGAAGGTAAATGACTTCTTTGCCGACATCCCTAACAAAGTGGCGGGGATGACTAGAGAAATTAGAGCCAGCCAGTTGGCACATGACTATAATTTGTCGGAAGAAAGTATCAATGAGCTTGCCCATAACCGTGCTATGTTCACATACTTGAATCAGTTTGGCAGGGTGGACCCTGTATTTTATGAAGCTATCATGAGTCAAATGCCTCAAAGCTTCAAGACAGCATACACTCAAAATAATCAAGACCCTCAAAAGTTCTTACAAGCTATGGCAAGTAATCAAGCCACACTCACTGCACCATGGACTTTACCCTTCAACCCTACGGATGAAACCACAAGGTATAACAGAAGTTGGGGTCAGAGTGTGCTAGCGGAGTACACCAAGAGAGATCCTCAATATATCCTCACCAAGGAAAATGTGGCTAAAGAAATGAAGACGGCTAGGGAAGCCACGGATAAACTACGTGGACTCATTAAGCAAACATCTACAGCTCAAAATGCTTTAGACAAAATGGTGAAGTCCACTCAAGAAGTGATGCGAGACCCTAACCTCATAGGCTCTTTGGTTCAGAACCGAGCTAAAGCCGTTGAAAGAGGGGAAGCTGTCACCGAGTTGAAAGCTACCAATAATGGGAATAGGGCGGGAGTACAGGATTATGTGAACCCTGTGACCAACGCTACCAACCAATCCGTTAAAAAGACAGTGGCAGGTGCCAAGGATGTGAACCCATATAAATCAACCCTTTACCGACCGGGCGAAGTATGGGCGAATACCAAAGCATATGTTGCACCTAAGCCAGTTCCCGCAAAACCAATAACTATTGAGCAAGTGCCTAAAGCGGACAAAGACTTTATTGATAAAATGGCGAAAGAACCTAACGTTCAAAACATTAAAGCGGTTCAAGGTGGCAACGGACAGCTGTCTTACTTGAAGACGTTGGATGATGGAACCACGTTGGTGTACCAAAGTAATGGAGCG